GAGTAGGCCCGCGAGGGGGTGGGCCCCGAAGTTGTGCGCGGCCTTGCCGACGTTCCCTTCGGCCAGCGCCGGCAGGAGGCCAGTCGCCTCCCACTGCTTGAGAAGGGCGTTGAGTTCGTCAGGCTGTCCTTGGGCCGCGTTGATCGCCGCCTTGCCGCCCAGCCACGCGCTCGGGAGGACGGATGCGGAAAGCGTGAAGGGTTCTCCTAGGACGGGGGAGATGTGGGAGGCAGCGCCCGCCAATCCGCTGGCGATATTCGCGTAGACACCTTTGCCTTCGAGGGCTTTCGAGAACGCGCTCGGGTCTTTGTGGAGCAGAGCGCCCGGAGCCTCAAGGGCGAGCGGTGAAGAGATCGGGTGGCGGACCGGATAGGCCGCACCGCGGGCAGCCACCTTCGCGCCCGTTTTCACGCTCTGGGGAATCGCCTCGGTGACGGGCTCAGCCTTGGACGCCGCCCCCTCGAGGATGCCCTTCAATGCGGCACGGGCTCCACCGCCCGTCACCTCGCCCGTTGCCTCAGTTGCTCCAGCCTTCGCCGCCTGCGCCTCTGCCTCGCTTAGAGCAGCCGTGCCGCCGCCGCGAATGAGCCCTGCCAATCCGCCGACGCCGAGCGTCGCAATGGTGCCGATCGCCGTTTCCGCGATCGGGTCTTCCTTGAGGTTTTCGTGGGCAGCGACGTGCTGGATGAAGGCTTCTTCGGCGAGCTTTGATGCCTTCGGGCCGTAGGTCTTGCGCAAGCCGACGTAGTTCGGCTCGATTCCTCGGTAGTAGGCGTCCTCGATCGCCGACTGAAGAGGAGCCAGGAAGTGCTGTTCTCGCCGGATGCCCCGCTGGACCGGAGTCGGCGGGGCATCCGGGTTGTAGGGCTTGACCGGCGTGCGCGTCTTGTGGTGACGAACCGTCAGATCCCCTGAGGTGCCGCCGGACTGGCGCGGGGGCTTGGGAGAGTTCCGAGGACCGTACGGCACCCCGGGTTGTTTAACGCGACCCTCGTGCAGGCGTACGCTTCGGGATGACGCCATGGCTTACGCCCCCCGGCCTGGCCCGGGCACTCCGGGCTGAACGAGCCTGCCTTCGTGTTCGTGGCGCTTGCGGTCGGTGAGAAGGCTGCCGATTACATGCATCACGTCATGGAGATCGAAGCCCGAGTACTCCTTTTCCAGTTCGTGAGCCAGCCGCAGGTAATCATCCCTGGTCTTGAGCGGGTTGAACTGCTGAAGTGGAATTTCTTCGCCATTCACTTCGATAGTCGGGTTTTCGCTCCATTTCTTTAGCGCATTTCGCAGCGCCAGCTTCGCGTTGGCGAGATGGGTCGGATCGAACTTCGGCGTCTGCGATTCCATTTCGCTCTGCCGCTGGTCGGCCTGTTCCTTGAGGACCGAGGACGCCGCACCGCGTTCTTCCTTCAGGAGAGAGTCGAATTTTTCCGCGGCGCTTTTCTGCATATGAGCGCGGTCCATGAGCAATTCCTGCCGCGCTTCACCGAGAGCTTGATCCCGATTTTCCCGCGCGTCGGACAGCAGGAAGGGAACGCCGGCCGCTGCGTCTCCCTGTCTCGAGGTCAGCTCCTGCACCGCCTGCTGGAGATAGCGCCCTGACAACCCGGACGCCTTCAGCCCTTTCAGAGCTTGCGCCAGCATGTCCTCCGTCATGGTGGCTGCCCCGCGCACGGAGGAAGCTTCGTTCTGGAATTCGTGGTTGATCCCAGCGAGCGCAGCCCGATCGGCCGCCAGTTCAGGCGCATAGGCCCGACGACTCGCCTTGACCGCCCTGTGGTGCAGGATCTTGCGGACTTCGGGGGAGAGCTGAGCCGTATGAAGTTGTTTCGTCCCGACCACTGGTATCCGAGCCATCAGCGCCTTCTCCTTCCTTTGGCAGGCTGCCCCGCGCCGACGGCGGGCCGGTTGTTCGGCTTTGACCCCCCACCGCCGGTCTGGCCGTTGCGTTCTCCTTGGTTGTTGAAGGCGCCCGGGTGGTTCTGGCGAGCACCGTATATCTCCTCTTCCAACAAGTCCGCGTCCGTGATGGTCGCCTCCCGCTTCCCTCGTTCAAGTTCGGTGTCGTAGCCGAGCAGTTTCCGGTCGGTTTCGCGATGGGCTTCGGCACGGGAGATATCCCGGTCGGTGTTGAGGCGTTTCGTGGAGGTCGCTAGATCCTGTTCGAGGTAGCCGTGCGACTGCGCAATCCGATCCAGTGCCGTCAGGAGGTCTTCGTGAAGTCGGCCTTCCGCCGTGTGGATCGGTGCTTCTGCAAGCGTCTGGTTGCGACCACGGGCGGCAGCAGACGCTGCGGCAGTGCCCGCGTCGTTGACCCCTGCGGCGTTGCTGCCTTCCCCCTGGCGCTGTCCTAGCTCCGCAAACTGCCTGCCGATGTCTGCGAGACGGGTGTGGAAATCTTCTTCTTGGCGGCCCGCATCTTTCTTGGTGTCGGATTCCTGGTTTGCCAGTTTCGTAACTCCGCGCCCGAACTGGCGGTTCAGATCGAACCGATGGCGAGCGGTGTTGATGTGAATCCCGCGCAGGGCATGCTCCAGGTCTCGTTCGGCAAAGTGCTCGCCTCGCCTCGTGTCCTGTTCCAGATCTTCGAGACCACGATGAGAGGCCCGACGTTGCGCCTCTAGGGCCGGGTCATACGACCCAGACGGCGGCTGCGTCAGGCCGTAGGGATTAGCGGCCGCGCCAGCCGACCCCCCGCCAGCAGCTTTCGGCACTTTCGCCCTGCGTCCCTGTCCGATTCCTACAGCCATCTACAGCGGTTTCCATTCCCCCGCCACCCGGGCGTAGAGGGTCGGCCCCGTGGTATCGAGTGCCAGGACCCCGTCGGCCGGAGTGCTGGGGAAGTCGGTATCCGCGGGCGCTCCGGCTTTCGTCAGAGAGACGGCAGGTTGGGATTCGCGGGGCATGACACCAGGCGTCCTCAGCTGGTCTTCGAGCCACCGCCTCAGATCGCCCTCGCTTTTCAGCGCTCCGAACACCATCGCTTAGACCTTGATCGCGTAGTTGACAACCTGGTAGGGAGGCATGTTGCCGCTGCTGCCCGACCCTTCGCCGGCGGTTCGACCGGTCACGCCGTGGATATGGGTCGCGTCCTCGATATCGGTCTTGTTGCCGACGCTGTCGCCATCCCAGTTGGTGTAGGAGTTCAGGTTTCCCTCCTTGCGCGTGTTAGCGAACCCGGGAATCGAATGCCGGTGGAAGTTGCCGTTCGGGGTGGTTCCCATCGATCCGGCGTCGTGCGTGTGGAATGGCATGTGCTGGTCGCCGCCAGCATTTCCAAGCGCATTCGGGCCACTGCCCCCCCCGCCCGAGGTGAGGCGATTCGCGCCCGCATCGACTCCGACCGGCACACGCCCGCGGAGATCCGGCACGTTGAAGGTCGTAGAGCCGTCGCCTTTTCCGTAGGTGGTGCCGATCGCGCCGAAGAGGGTGCTGTATTTCGTCCGCGATACGGACTGCCCTTCGCAAAGCAGGTAGCCGGTAGGAGCGCTGGGCCGCGCGGTGGCAATAACAGTGCCCACCGGCATGACAGCGTTCAGCAGTTCGTTGACGACCTGCTCCAGGGCATCGAAGTTTTCATTGACATCGCTCGCCTTGGCGCTGGTTCCTTCAACGAAGGTCTTGGGAGTTGCGAAAGCCACGCGCCTACCTCCTGGTCGCGCCACTCGGACGCACTCGTAGGGCGAGGGATCGCAGGGCGCAGTAGGCAGCCGGGCCGTGGCTCCGGATCCGGAACCGGGCGTAGCGATCCCGCTTGTTCACTCTCACCTTGTGAATGCCGCGTTCATCTGAGACCGGCACGTCACCGAGCGGGATGAACGAGGCCCCGGCTTCCTCGGCTGCCCAGTTGAAACTGCCCCAGAGCCCTTGCCCCCAGAGCGCGTAACCGGCTTCGATCGCACCTGCCCCTCGGGCCGTCTTCAGCACCGGTTCCTGTTGGCCGACCAGTTCATAGCGCAGCACCAGGTCGCGGACGATGTTCTCCGTCCCGGCCCCGGTTTCGTAGTCCCGCGTGACGATGTCCAACTCGTGGGGCGTGCCGTCCGCGTCGACTTCGTTTTCGTGAGTCGGTTCGAAAAAGCCGGAGCAGTCGAGCACTCGCGACGGTGAGCGCCGCTGAGCTCCGAGAAGGAGGGGCAGCCTTGACCCGACCGAGTTGCGAACCGCAAATGCCCGGACCTCTCCCCCGTCACCGTCGAAGCGCGTCCAGGGATAGATGACCTGACCGCGGGACCGGAGTGGCCGGTCCAGCCGACAGACGAACAGGTCGCGCACGTCTCCCGAGAAGCGATCGAGGAACGGCAGTAGGTAGTGGTTGCGATAGACGACTGCGCCCCCGAGTCGGTAACCACTGGAAACCCGCCGGCGGTAGAGCCGGTCGATCGGTCGCGAGATCCGGGTCGGCTGACTCACGCCGTCCATCAGGTAGACGCCGTCGGTGGCGGGCACGACGATCTGCTGGCCCGATCCAGCCAGCCCGGTTGCCCCCGCCAGCACGATCTCCGAGGAGAGCTGCTGAATCCGGTGCTGAGGATTGCCGTTGCCGTCGGTAATGCTCAGCGCGAGCCCGTCGAGCGTGTAGATGCCACGGATCGTGAAGATCAGCACCGTCTGCCCACTGGTTGCCAGACCGACGATCTCCGCCCCCTCCGGGAGGGTGTGGAGATTGGTCGTCCCGAGGAAGTTGGTGAACGTGTGAGGGTTGTTGACCTCGGTGAACTTGATCGTGGTTCCCGAAGCGACGACGATCCGATTCGCGCAGACGCAGACGAAATCCCAATCCTCGTAGGGATCGGCGACGTCCACTTTGTAGACCGGATCGAGGGTGTAGCTGAGACCTGATGCCGTCCCCCCCTGGTAGGGGTCCCGCAGCGTGAGCTGCGTGGTGGAATTGATCTGTTCCACGACGTAGACGCGGTCATTGCCGACCTGCAGCAGCATTCCGGCATCGACCAGCGTGTTCCAGGTCGTCCCGCTGCCGGTGACGGTGGTCGAGCCCTGGGTCACGCTGATCGTCCCGGTCGAGTACGTGGCTGACTTCAGCGACCCGCCGTAGAGGCGGCCTCCGCCGATGAACATCAGATCCTCCAGAGCGGCTGCCTGGGCCGGTTCGACCAGCCCACCTCCGCCCACCGGAACCAGGGTCGAATCATCGTCGGCCAGAGCGCCGAATTGAGTTTCAGACGACGTGATCGTCCGGTGCCCAGGCTTGAGGTAGAGGTCGGCGATCCAGGTAAGCCCGGCTTCTCCCAGCCCGGCGGCAGACTTGTACGCCGAGCCGCCGCGCCGGTAGACGCTGCCGTCTTCGTCCAGCAACGCGTTCACGAGATCAACAGCGCCAGCGGGAGAGATCAGGGGCGGGGCAACATCCCTCGCCATTCCAGCGGAGAAGTCCGCCTGCTCGATATTCGTACGGAGAGCTGGGGTCATGAGGCCGCACACCCAGTCCGTTCGTGCGATAAGCCAACAGCCCACCGCCTGATGCGCCTCCACCAGCTCATGCCGAGATTCCCTGGATCGGAACCATGAAGGGATCAGAACCGCCGCGCCGCTGGTTGTCGTAGCGGACGAGTTTCCCCACCCAGAGGTCCACCTGTTCAGAGTTGCGCTGGGCTAGTTCGGGGTTGTCCTCCACGGTCTCGTAGAACGTCGCTGCCGAGGCAGGCAGCAGGGCTTCGTGAAAGGGCCGGGGCAGCTCCGTCGGTTCGTCCGAGTCACCCGTCATCGGCGGCGGGGCGTAGACGTAGTGCAGGTTGATCGACAGCCCCTCTCCCAAGGAGCCGATCAGCACCAGCCGCTTGATCCCGTCCCCACCGTCGACCTCGTAGTAGGCGCCATCGCGACAGAGGACCAGCGAACCGTTTGCGAACCGCCGGGCATCCTCGGGGCTGACCGGTTCGAGCGGATCGGCCGCCCCCAGAGAGACGGAGAGCGGCAGGAGGAAGTCTTCTGGCCAGTCGTAGGTGCTCTGCCCTGCGACCGTCGGTCCGACATCAACGGTTTTGCGCGGGTATTTCGACTCCAGCGCGAACCGGTCGCGCCCCGCGTTGAGCAGTTCGCGAGACTCGGTGCTCGAGAGGTCGAACCCGGCGAAGTCGTTCA